CCACGGAATAATTCCTACCCAGACGGTAAGTATCTACAACGTTGATGCCACGTTTGACGGGGTGCATGACATCATCTCAACACCGACGGCAAACACGTTTACATTTGCACTTAGCTCCGCAAACGTTGCGTCCACCGCAATAACTACAAACTCAAAGAGCATAACAAGTAAAAGTATAACAAACTTTGTTGGAACACTAACTACCTCGGCAAGTCACGGGTTTAGCGTTGGTGACACGGTAGTTATATCCGGCGTTGACGGCGCGGCAAAGACCGTAACAAACAAGCAGCTTACCTCCAACGTAGCAACTCTTACCACGTCAAGTGCACACGGCGCAAACATCGGTGACACGATAACCGTGTCAAGCGTTGACGCCACGTTTAACGGTGTCTACTACATCGACGACGTTCCAACAACCACGACGCTAAGTTACGGAAAGATAGCGTCCAACGTTGCATCAACGGCGGTCGTTGGCGGAAGTGTTTCCATTGCGGTTCCGATCTCCGTATTTGACGGTACCCACACAATAATTGAAACTCCTACAGTGACGACGTTTACCATATCACTGTCAGACACGGACATGCCTACCACCACGGTTACAGGTGCGACAGCAAACGTAACTCCAACCGTTGACGTTGGAACATACGGACCATTTCCTGGAAACTCTGACATCGACATCTACTACTCAACCGAGGACTATAGCGGCAAGGACGTGCCAAACACAAACTATCGAGGATATGAGTTGCGTAGCGTGGGTGAGGAGCTTGACGAGTACTCTGACACGGTTGATGGCTTTGAGTATCGTGTAGACTGTCACATCGAGTACGTTGGAAACATTCCGGTGTTTACGAGAGAGTTTGTCCTAATTCCAATTGACTTTCCAAATCCTCCTGCCGAGGGAGAGGTATCTCCTCTAAGTAGATTTGGTGCAGATGAACTTGTATTTGAGTATCCTGGAAACATCATTGACGTAACCATGGATGAAAATGCGGAGGACTCCGCAACTAGATTTTTTGTCGTTGGAAATATACCTGATCTTGGTGAGGATGCATCTCAACCGTATGCGGTGGCAAGTAACACCGATCTTCTACTTCAAGGTTGGCCTCTGCTTGACCAGGAGGAAACAAGAAATGAGACAGGAGATGAGGAGGCTTTGTACGCACACGCACAGCGTTACCTGACAGAGTCACGTCCTCCGATCTCGGACATAAATGTAAGAGTTAATGGATCTCTATCTCCTAAGATCGGCGAGTACGTTCCAGGTGACTGGTGTGCGATAGTTATAGATGACGAGTTTGTTCGCATGCGTCTTGCCTCGGATCTTGAGCCACGTGACACGGTTTTAGTTAGAAAGATCGACGCATACAAGGTTAAGGTTCCAGACTCACCAAGCTTTGGTGAAGAGGTTGAGTTAATTCTAGTTACAGAGGCGGAGGTTGACAGAATTGGCTAGCAGAAGAAGACGACGTAAGAGTATAGGTAAGGTTGTTGTTGACGTTGAGCGTCGCGTCCGACGTGTTGAGAAGCGCCCTGGAGCTACACGTCTAAAGAGAAACGTAGTTACCGGCGAGAAGATTCAATATCGCACTGTTCCTACGAAGGCAATACAACCTGACGCGATAACTCCAAATGAGGCAGAGTTTGGAACTACGTTTGTAACTACGACCGAGCCAACAGAATATCTTAAGGAAGGTACGACCTGGTTTGATCCAACTAGCGGTGTTACCAACGTATGGGATCCAGCCTCGGAGGACTTCGTCGAGTTAACGGCAATTGACTACACTGCACGAGCAAGCGCGGATGGAAAAAATACAGTATACCGACAGGACTACGAGCCAACAGGTGGAACATATGTTCTAGGTGATGTTTGGTTTGACACGGATGATAGTAACAAGATATACCGTTACAGTACCGCAACTACGGCAACTGTAACCAACAAGCAACTTACGTCAAACGTCGCAACTCTTACCGTCTCATCAGCACACACATTTGTGGTTGGAGAGACGATAACCGTCTCGGGTGTTGACGCAACCTTCAACGGATCCTACGAGGTTACCGCAACTCCTACCGCATTAACAGTTAGATATGCAAAGAGCGCGGCAAACGTCTCATCGACGGTATCAACGGGAACAATAACCAATACCGCAGGTTGGAAGGGCTTTGCACTAGGAGACGGTGCACTTCTAAACATCTCTGCAAATAAGATTACAGCTGGAACCATAGACGCAAGTGTTATTACTGTATCAAACCTAGACGCTGGAAACATAACAACTGGAACACTAACCGGAAGAGCTATCAGCGGAGGAACTATTACCGGTTCAATAATTACTCTTGCTGGAAATAACTCATATGGAACTTTTACACTTACAAATACATTAAACTTTGGAAGTCCAAGTTTAACCTGGGGACCCACGGCAACCCCCTCATTTGAGATATATCAATTTGCTGGAGGATCTGGAACAGTAATCAACGCTGATGGTCAGTCAAGTGATGGATATTTGTACATTGACGCAGGAGTGCGAATTGAACTTCAAGCTCCTGAAGTAATTTCTTTATATACAATTAAAATACCATCTGCCTCATCATCTGCTTCGTACGGAACAGCAGGTCTTAGAAATATATATCCAACTACAACTGCAGGAACTCCGTCAGGTGGACAAGACGGAGATATTGTAGTAGTGTACACACCATAAATGTATGCCTACTAACTACATAAAGGTTGTTTCTGATTGGAAACCTATATCTCAGTTCTGGCTAAAGGTATCGTCTAACTGGAAGAGTATAACACAGGGATGGATAAACGTTGCTGGAAGCTGGAAGCAATTTTTTGGAGCAACCAACAACTACGTATTTAGTTTTGGCAACACAGTTCACATTGGAACAAACGGATACATCTCGCTTGACTCTGGGCAGTCTGCAATAAGTATATCAAGCACCGTTGGTCGTGTTTTAGGTATTCTTCCAGCGGACCTAGAGCTAAACTCAATTCGCTATGCGGCTGATAGCTCTAAGTTCTACATGTTTTATCGTGGAAAAAGACTAGGTGGAACCAACTTTGAGATTGAGTATGAGGTGCACTTTACCGACGGTCAGGACTACGCGTTAATTAAATTAGTTGCGTTTCCATCAAGTACTTATTCTCTTACAGGATACTACGTCGATGGATCTAGCACAGGTTATAGCAGAATTACAACAACAAGAACAGTCGGTGCGGAGTATAGAGTTTATTTTGACGTAACCGCGGCATTTGCAACCTCGTTTACTGAGTTTGGAACAGCATCTCATCCTGTTTGGCTTGCACAAAGCACACTAACGTCAGGAAATGCTGATGATGGGTACATCAGTATAGTTGCAAACCAAGGTTCATCCGCGCAGGCACCGACGTCAGTTACCGCAAGCTCTATAACAGGAACCTCCGCTACCGTTTCCTGGACTGCTCCAACTAACGCGAACAGCGGAATGTCTGCGATTCAAAGCTACGACTACTCTATAAACGGCGGATCAAGTTGGACATCAACGTCAACAAGTACCTCGGTAAACATCACAGGACTTTCATCAGGTACCTCATACACTGTTTTAGTTAGAGCAAACAACTACTACTTTACAGGAACAAACTACGGGTCAGTAACTTTTTCTACTTTATCTAATCTAACTGCTCCTACAATATTTTTTGTATCATCTGGAGTTGAAGGAGGACCAGTCTCAGTTTACTTTACCGGAGGATCAGGTCCATTTTATCAGATGTATTGGACAACAGGAACCGCACCAACAACACCTGTAACTCCTGATGCCTCTGGGTCAGCAAGTCCATTAACGGATAATACCGGCCCTGGCTCAACAGGCTTTACCTGGTATGCGTACGTCAGGTCTGTTGCAACTGTAGGAGAGACAAGTGTTGGTCCTTCTACTGTCGCAAGTGTGTGGAGTACTGGTTTTGCATTTACAGTTGCACCTGCAAACGCTACTCCACCAACTTCAGTTACTGCTACAGCGCTAAGCTCATCATCTGTGTTTGTTGCTTGGTCTGGGGCAACAAACGCTACTAAATATCGTATTTGGTGGTCAACTGGTCCAAGTGGAAATGGAGTTGATCCAGCGGTTAGTTTTGACGCTGAGACAACTGGCACTTCCTTTACATTTAATACTCTTAACGCGTCTACAACATATTATTTTTGGGTCTCAGCTTCAAACACAAATAATATTTGGACATCTTACTCTTTAAGCCCAAGAGGACAGGCAACAACTTTGTCAAGTACTCCTTCTACTCCGGGAACTCCAACGCTGACTTACATTCCAGCAAACAACACATCTACAACATGGGGTTACTCTGCAACGTGGGCTGCCTCTAGTGGAAGTGGAACAATACAATATCAAATAAATGCTCTAGGATCATCTGGAGGAACTGCCACACTTGGCTTGTACAGTACCAACTCGGCGTCATTTAACTTATCAAGAACCAACAACACCTGGCAGGTAAGGGTAAGGGCAACAAACAACGGAGGTTCTACATTTTCCAGTTATTCTAGCTACTCCAACTCGGCTTAGGAAATTTTATGAACATAGAAGATAAGCAAAAAATTATTCAGGAAAGAATATCTCAGATAGATTTCCATATTTCTTTATTGATGTCAAGCATCGAAGAAGGATATAGTAATAAAGACAAAATGGCTACTTTTGAAGAAGTTTTAACTGATTTTACTTCTAAAAAAGAAGCCTTACAAAACTACCTTAGTTCATTGGAGTAAAAAGTGATAAAAAGTAATAAGTTTTACAACGCACATAGCCTAATGGACTATGATAGATTTATCTGTAAAATAAAAGTAATTATAGGCATGGTAGATACAAAAAAGAATTCCTTGGCCAACCAAGGATAACAACAAAAGGAGAATAAATAAAAATGGTAAGTAGCGATATAACCAAGGATGAAAAACTTAGCCTTGTCGCGTCACGCATTAGAAAAGTGAAGATTGACAAGTTTAATGCCGAGTTGACCTTGATCGAGCAGAATGCCCTTGAGAATCCCGATGAGTCAATAGTGGCAAGTGCAAATAAGATCATCTCAAACGTTAATGCCCAGATCACGGCTCTTCAGGCTCAGTACGACGCGATCCAGGCGGAGTAATATAACCTCATGGATACTCCAAAGACAAAGAACGAACTGATGATCATTGCCCTTCAACAGCGTATCGGTGAGATGGCCGCAAACTACGAGGGGCAGATTGCCTCTCTTCGTGCAGACTTGACACAGCTTATGGAAATAAATGATATAGTATCATCTGACGCCAAGACGAAAGAGGGTAGGTAGCTAGTGTTTGAGGTAAAGGACAGCGCTAGAACCTTACAGTTTAGCGGTAAACTTCTCAGCGAGTCATCGTCATGGAGACGTGACTCAACTCGCTGGATCGAGTTTGCTTTATACAAAACTGATAATGGTTCATATGTGTTGTCCCGCGTCGGCGTCTCGATAATCTATCATGGCGCGGCGTGCGATCTAGTTAAGCGCTACAACCTCACAGAGATAAACGCTGACGAGTTAAGTGATAACGCGATTCCATGCGAGCAGTGTCGTCCATCTCCAAGTGCGGTGATGATCTTTCCTGAGAAATACCGCTACTGGGCACAGGTAAGTGATGATCCAAACGCCGTGCTTGAGGCGTTGTATAAGTATGACGACGGAGGTGCACGCTACCTAACTAAGGTTGCAGAGCGCTTGCTTGAGGATGCATCAAAGGTAGATAAAGGTATAGAGTCAATCTACAGGGTGGAGCTTATTCCTTAATTAGCTTTTTTGTTATATAATTTTTACACGACGCATACCAAAGGACGATATGTTTATAGTAGTTGAAGGAACGGACGCCTCAGGCAAGACCTCACTGATCTCTGCGGTTGAGAACGAGGTTAAGAGACGCTATCCTGATAGAAAAATAACTATGTCCCACAAGGGGCGTCCTCTTGAGGAGACACGCCGCTGGGTATTAAATGAATACGTAACGTCTTGCGAGGAAACAAACTTTAATAGTGAGACGATCATCTCAGATCGCTGGCACTGGGGTGAGATCACATATGCTCCACTAAAACGTGCGCACACAAACGTAGACGGATATGGTCTACTTGGAAAGGCAGGCTGGCGTTGGACAGAGTTATTTTTGTTATCACGAGGCGTTGCAGAGTTTTGGTTATATCAACCACTTGAGGTAATTAAGTCTCGCCTAGGATCTCGCGGCGACGACTTTGTCAACGTTAACGAGCTTGAGGAGATTCTTGGGCAGTATGAAATTGCATCCATACTTTCCGCGTCACTTACCGATAGACTTAGCCCTGGTCCTAACAGTCTTGACAAGGTTGACGAGCTTGCGGTGAAGGTTGTGGACGCGGCTGAGAAAAAACTTAACGATACGAGATATATAACTAGGTACAAAAACTACATCGGGTCTCCGGATCCTGACGTACTTCTCATCGGTGATCGACGAAACATAGTTGAAAGATATGGCGAGGAGACCCAGCTGCCCTTCATGCCTGTTGATGGAAACTCCGGTGATTTCTTACTTTCAGCTCTTCCCGACGCCTTTTGGAAGAGAGTTGGAATCATAAACGCAAATGACTTTGAGTTTAACCTAAACGATCTTTGGCTTGACCTTAACCGTCCACGAATAGTCGTGCTTGGCCGTCTTGCGGAGAAGGCAATCATGCGAACAGAGATAAACCCAAAGCACTACGACGTTCTTCCTCACCCGCAGTACGTAAGAAGGTTTCACCACAAGGACAAGGAACTATACGGACAGGCAATTGAAAAAAGTGCGTATGACAATCTAGAAAAGGACAGCCCATGGATACTGCGGTAATAAACATACCTGACGCGGTTAACGGTTACGTTGATCTTGTTCAGCACGTTCTCAAGCACGGCAAGGAGGCTGCTCCACGCGGAATGAAGACCCGCGAGATCGAGGACGCGGTAATTCGCATTGACGACGTTCACAACACACTACCTCTGGGCGTAGGCCGCGGAACGGTCGCAGGTATCGGAGCAGTTGAGGCTTGCCAGTTACTTGCAGGTGTATCTATGCCAAAACTTGTCATGGAAATCGGACCACAGTTTAAGAACTACACCGAGGACAACGGACTATTTCACGGAGCATACGGTTTGAGAACAGTTGATCAATACGGTCCCATAATTGAGCGTCTAAAAAATGATCCAGACTCAAGACAGGCCGTAGTTACAATCTGGGATCCTAAGCTTGATCTACTTCCAAGTAAGCGTGACTATCCATGCACAATTCTTCACCAGTTTAGAATTCGTGATAACAAGTTAAACATGTCAGTCTACATGAGATCAAACGACGTTTGGCTAGGTGCGGCGTATGACTTCTTCCAGTTTACCCGCGTTCAAATTGCCATGGCTTCTGTTTTAGGTATCAAGCCAGGTAAGTACACACACCACGTTGGCTCACTTCACATCTACGAGCAACACTACGACATGGCTGAAAACTTAAAGTACACAGACAAATACGTCAATATACCTAACATCGTTGCGGTAACCTGGAAAGAGATACAGAACTTTGCGTTGATGGCTCTTACCGCGGTTGATAAAAACAATGAGGAGGTGTACAACATAATTGACATAACCGAGACGTGGTACACGGACGCGATGAGGAAGGCAATTGAAAACAATAAGGAAAAACTAAAAAAATGAACAAAAATGATGACAGTGATAAGGACCGTCTTGAGGTAGAAAAAACCTTTGTTCCTCCTCTGCGCGAGGCGGCAATAACACTTCACGTCATGTATGAGGAGTTAAGACTTGCAGGATTTAGTCGCCGTGATGCATTGTTTCTTATATCCAACGTTATGGTTACGTCGTTATTTGGTCCGCTAGATGAACAATAGACCGTCGTGGGATGAGATTTGGATGCACGTTGCCGACACGGTAGCGCTACGTTCACGCTGTAGCCGTGCACAGATCGGCGCGGTTGTTGTATCAAAAGACCAACGCATAAGTTCCACAGGTTACAACGGACCTGCAAAGGACTATCTTGTTGAGGGAGACTGCATAAACTGGTGTCCACGTGCACAGGGAGTAACACCTCTTGACAACATGTATGACACATGCCCTGCGATACACGCGGAATCAAACGCACTTTTATACGTAGACAGATCAAGAATGGAGGGAGGAACGATCTACATCACAGACGCATCATGTATGCAGTGCGCAAAGCTTGTTTCTAACTCAGGAGTATCAAGAGTTGTTATGAGAATTCTTTCAAGGGCAAAACACCGTCAACCTGAGATTGTACTTGAGTACTACAGGAAGTGTAATATCGAGGTAACCATACTAGAGGATAAAAATTGACAGATAATTTACAGGACGTTCAACTTCACCTCGTTGACAACGTTGACAAGGCACGTGAGTTTATCTCCTGGCTAGGTGAGCGGCGTCCACACAACGCAATTGCGATTGATACCGAGACCGGCGAGCTTCCAGGAGGTGAGAGAGATCATGCACTATCTCCCTGGCACGGTCAACTAAGACTTGTACAGGTTGGAGACGGCAAGCAAGGTTGGGCAATTCCTTGGAAGGAGTGGTCAGGTGTCTTCTATGAGGCTATGGATAAGTTTGATGGTCCTATAGTCTGTCACAACATCGCGTTTGAGGCTCGTTGGTTTGATATCCAATCTAACTGGAAACTTCCGTGGCACAGGGCACACGACACAATGATAATGGCACACATAATTGATCCTCTAGGATCCGGTGCGTTAAAAAGATTAGCTGCTCTTCACGTTGATGGACGTGCGGTAGCATTACAGGAATCACTTGACATTGAACTTATTAAAAATGGATGGACGTGGGGAACTGTTCCTACTAACTTTCAGCCTTACTGGGCATACGGAGCTCTTGATACTGTTCTTACCATGCGTATCTGGGAGATGTTTTATGAAAAATGTGGCCCAGGAGGTCCGTACAACAAGGCGTATGAGCTTGAGATGGCCGCAAGGCGTATCGTTACACGCATGGAGATAAACGGGGCAAGAATTGATCTTGATTACTCAAGACGTAAGTACGACGAGTTAACTCAGTATAGCGAGTCGGTAAAAACCTGGGCAAAGCAGACCTACAACGGTGTATCAATATCAAGTAACATGCAACTTGTTCGTCTTTTTGAAGATCTAGGCGCAGAGATCACAGAGTTTACACCTACAGGCAACAAGGCGGTAACCAAGGACCAACTTAAGTTACTTACGATAACCGGTAATGACGAGGTGAAGAAACTAGCCGAGGTTACGCTAAAACAGCGCAAGGCAGATAAGCTTGCAAACACATATTTTCTAAACTTTATAAATGATAACGTAAATGGATTTGTTCATCCGTCTGTAAAAACACTTGGCGCCCGCACAAGTCGCATGTCCATACAAAACCCAGCGCTGCAAACCTTGCCAAAGGGCGATGACACCGTTCGCACCGCGTTTATACCGAAGGATGAAGACCATGTTATCATCACATCAGACTTATCACAAGTGGAATTTAGAATGTTTGCCTCCTTGTCGAACGACCCGAACCTTGTCACACTCTTTAACCGTGCAGATGCAACAGGGTCGGATCCTTTCACTGAGATTGGTCGTGAAATCTACAACGACCCATCGATGCAACGGTCAGACAAGCGTCGTAACCTCATCAAGGGAACTGTCTACGGCCGACTTTATGGCGCGGGAGTTGCTAAGCAAGCATTAACAGCAGGTGTTGCAGAAGGTCAGATGAGAACCGTATCAGACGCTTTTGATAATCGTTTTCCTGGCATGGCTTTATTTCAAAAACAAATAGAGGACGCCGGAATGCGACGCCTTCGCGCTGAAGGGCAGGGATACGTATACACATGGACAGGACGTAGGCTTCCTTGCGATGAAGATCGAGTTTACACCCTTGTTAATTATCTTATCCAAGGAGGTGCGGCCGAGGTATTTAAGTCTAATCTGGTAAAACTTGACCAGGCAGATCTAACAGAGTACCTAATCGTTCCGGTGCACGATGAAATTGTTCTTAACGCTCCAAGAAACGACGCACAGGAGATAATGAAGGTTGTTCAGGAGTGCATGACAACGCGTGAAGGATGGTCAGTCCCTCTAACTGCTGAAGTAGATGGTCCTTTAGAAAATTGGGGAGCTAAGTACTAATGAACCAGTCAAAAACTAGATCTGAGTCCTTAAAACGTCACTGTGCCTTACCAGAAGTAAAAAAGGCAAGGTCTGTTTCTCAGAAAAAAGCATGGGAAGGCGATACAGAACGTAGAAGAAAGACTAGTCAACTTGCATTTGAACAAGGGAAAGATATAAAAATAATAGAAAAAAGAAAAGCAAGTTTTGCGTTACTCCCTATAGAAAAATGCGTAGTATGTGGGTTAAAGGCCAAAAAACATGCTATGGTACGACATGCAAAAAAGTGTGGGTCTGTATGCCTAGTAGTTTGGTGTAAAGAGCTTCACTACATGAAAGGTTGGTGTGTTCATCACTTTAAGCTTTCTCAATATGCTAAGCACCACAAGATACTACCTGAAGAAATGTTTTTAATCTTTAAAAAATCAAATGGAAGATGCGAAATATGCAAAAAAGTATTGACTATGCACGGAAAAAGTAGAAAGAACACAAAAAATACGGCGTGTATAGACCATTGTCATACCACTGGAAAAGTTAGAGGTGTTTTATGCTTTAACTGCAATTCTGCCATAGGTCATTTTTCAGATGATGTTAAAACTATTAAAATAGCACTAGAGTATCTTAAAAGGACAAAATGACAAGGTTAGTTCTAGCGGTTGACCCAGGAAAGGCAAGCGGAGTAGCGTTGTTTGAGTATGACGGAACCGAGCCTAGGCTTATCTCGTCAGGTGAGTATCAGATGCGCGAGTACGCCAAGCCTATACGTGACGCAATTACCATGTCAAGGGATAAAAATATTCCTATAGATATAGTCTGTGAAAGATTTACCATAAACATGCAGACCGTAAAAAACTCACAGGCACCATATTCGCTGGAGCAGATCGGGATATTGCGCCAAATCATGCTGGATAATGAGATTGATCCGGAGTCAATAGTCTTCCAGTCACCTTCCGACGCAAAGGGCATGTTTGCGAACGATAAGCTTAAAAAACTGGAATATTGGCACCGCGGAGGTGACGGACACGCGCTTGACGCCATAAGACACGGATTATTGAGGTTTGTAAAGACAGGTTGGAAGCCAATGCGCCTACTTCAGTAAAAAACTACTTACTAGGTGAGTTTTTAATTACTTTTCTGCAGTTTCCTGTTAGTATGTATACGTAACGACGAAAGGATCGATCAGTTGCCCGTTAGCGTGGAGTTGAGCGAGACGAACAAGCATATAGTTATTAATGCTGAGTGGCGCTTTAAGGAACTTTGTAAGAGTATCCCTGGAGCCAAGTGGGATGCAGCCACCATGGTTTGGAGCGTCCCAACGAGCTGGGCTACATGTCTTGCACTTCGATCTACCTTTAAGAATGACCTTGTTATTGGCCCTAGATTGACCGAGTGGGCAGGGCAAGAGCTTGCCAATAGAATTACCCCAGCGAATGAATTACGTGAACTAGAGACCCTTGAGGACCCGTTAAACGAGGACCTATTCCCGCACCAACGAGCAGGCGTAAAGTTTCTAGCGACGGCCAGACGTGCCCTACTTGCCGACGAACCTGGACTAGGAAAGACAGCCCAGGCAATACGAGCACTTAAGCTATTACAGGAAAATGGAACACCTATATTTCCGGCGTTGATCGTCTGCCCTAACACCCTTAAGAAAAACTGGAAGCGCGAGTTTGACAAGTGGTGGCCAGGACTGGATATACAGATAATTAAGGGATCAGCAACTCAAAGACGTAAGCAATTTGATGAACCTGCGCAGGTGTTTATTATCAACTGGGAATCTCTACGCGGTCACTCAAGACTTGCACCATACGGATCTGTTGCACTTGCCCGCTGTAAGGACTGCGGCGGACACGACGAGAAGGTCACAGAAAATCGTTGCGAGGTTCACAAGCGAGAACTAAACGGAATTGACTTTAAGGCAGTAATCGCAGATGAAATACACAGGTCAAAGGAACCTAAGTCAAAGCAGTCACGTGCACTCTGGGCTGCAACAGGTGATGCGGATATTAGGTATGCACTTACCGGAACACCTATCGCAAACAACGTATTAGACCTATGGTCAATTCTTCACTGGATAAGTCCTGAGGAGTGGCCAAGTAAGACACGCTGGATTGATCGCATGGTTAACACCATGCTTAACGCTTTTGGTGGAATGATGGTTTTAGGAATAAAGCCACACATGGAACCTGAGTTTTATGCCGCGTTAAATCCAAGAATGAGACGTATGTTAAAGGCAAAGGTACTTCCATGGTTGCCGGAAATGATGTTTGAACGTCGTGACGTTGAGATGAGCACCAAGCAAAAGAAGGCTTATGACCAGATGCGTGACATGATGATCGCGGAGCTAGAAGGTGGCGAGGCAATTACCGCACCTAGCGCACTAACACAGACTATTCGTCTTTTACAGTTTGCAAGCTCATACGCAGAGATCGCGGCAAACGAGGAGACAGGCGAGATCAAGGCAATACTTGCTGATCCTTCATGTAAGGTTGACGCACTTATGGACGACATAAAGAGTGGTGACTTTGGAAATGACTCTGTTGCGGTATGTGCGGTATCACGACAACTTATATATCTTTTAAGTGCGGCGTTAACCAAGGAAAAAATTGCACACGGTCTTATAACCGGTGCTCAAACTGAGGATGAACGTCAACAGGCGGTTGATGACTTTCAGGCAGGAAAGATCAAGTGGATTCTGTTTACCGCACAGGCTGGAGGAGTTGGAATTACTTTAACCGCGGCAAGACGTCTAATCATGTTACAACGACCTTGGTCACTAGTTGATCATCGTCAGGCACTAGACCGCGTTCACCGTATTGGATCTGAGATTCATGACTCGATCATCGTTACAGACTACGTAACAGAGGGAACTATTGAGGAACGTGTTATTCAGGTACTTGAGACAAAGGCTGATAACTTTGAACAGATAGTTCGCGACAAGGATAAGTTACTCACACTACTAAAGGACGATAAGGCAGGAAACCTATGACCGAGCCACTACATGTCTCAAACTCTGAGGTACAAACATATAAAGACTGCCGTAGAAAGTGGTGGTTAAGTTACTACCGTAGACTACAGCCAAAGTCTAAGCAGATGACGGGTGCACTTGCACTTGGTTCACGTATTCACGAGGCACTTGATATGTACTACTCAAAGAACATACCACTTCTTGACGCGCATGCACAACTTGTTGATAACGATAAAAAGATACTGGTTGAGGCGTACCGTGATACCTATGATCTTGAGTCAGAGGCGGAGCTTGGACGTATCATGCTTGAGGGTTACCTACAGTGGGTCGAGGAAAACGGAATTGACGCAGAGTTAGAGATGATCTCAACCGAGGAAATTATCTCAATGCCTTTATTGGATAACTCTGTGGTACTTCAAGGAAAGATCGACATGCGTGTTCGTCGTAAGGCTGACGGTGTTCGTATGTTCCGTGACTTTAAGACAGTCGGCGGCTCATTTACCGACTTCTCAAGCATGGCACACATGAACGAGCAGATTCTTACATACATGATGTTAGAGACAGCACAGAACAAGGAAGGTGAACGTTCTGAGGGTGGTATCTTTACAATGTTAAAGAAGGTTAAGCGCTCTGCCAACGCACGTCCGCCGTTCTACGAGCAACTTGAGGTACGACACAACGTATTTGCACTTAGATCGTTTTGGCAAAGAATTCATGGAACACTTAGTGACATGTTAAACACACGAAAGGCACTTGACGAAGGAGGAGATCATCGCTTTGTTGCGTATCCTCGTCCTTCACGCGACTGCAAGTGGAAGTGCCAGTTCTTCACCATCTGTCCGATGTTTGACGATGGAAGTGCGGCTGAGGCTGCAATTGAAGACGCATTTGAGGTTTCTAATCCGTACGCATACTACGGGGTAGAAGAAAAGAAAGGCAGTGCAGACTAATGCTACGCCAACTTACTAAAGAGATGAAAGGAAACAGTGATGTCTGACGTACAACGTTCGTTGACTATCATGGTTTACGGTGAATCAAAGGTTGGTAAATCAACCTTTGCCGTTACCGCACCGTATCCACGTCTCATGCTCGACGTTGAGGGTGGGCATCGATTCCTACCTATCACCGTAAAGTACTGGGACCCAATTAGAGAAGAACCACCGGTTGCCGACGGCAGCTGGGATACAGTTGTAGTTAATGTTCGTGACTACGACGTAGTTCTTAAAACATTCCAGTGGTTACAAACTGGAAAACACCAATTCAAGTCACTTATTATTGACTCAATATCTGAACTTCAGGTAAAGTGCATGGATTCAATCGCAGGAACCGAACAGATGAAGATGCAACAGTGGGGCGAGTTACTTCGTCACATGGGAGCTCTTCTACGTGATCTACGCGATCTTACAATGCACCCAACACAACCGCTGGAGGCAGTTGTGTTAACAGCAATGGCACGTCCAGGAACAGATGGTCGTTCACGCCCATACCTACAGGGACAGCTTGCAATTCAAGCGCCATACTTCTATGATATTCTCGGCGCGGTCACTGTCGAGACAATGCCAAACCCAGATCCACTACAACCTCCCTACAAGGTTCGTCGTATGTACGTAGAACGTACGAACGAATACGAGGCAGGAGAACGCGTTCAAGGACGACTTGGAAAGGTCGTAGAACAAGAGAACCTTGGAATTGAACGCATGTTGGATATGGTATTTGGTCCAAAAACACAAGCAACAACTACAGCGAAAGGAAAATAGCCAACAATGAGTACACTTAATTGGGGCGATTTAGTAAAAGACGCCGGTGAAGTATCGGCAGGATATGATCCACTACCGGATGGCGACT